ACTCCCAAGCGTTTGGTCCATTCGCCCGCTTGATGCTCCAGTTCAAGAGCTTCACTATCAAGTCACTGAACTCTAAGTTCCTTCGTAGCTTCTATGAGGGTTCTAAGAATGGACGTGCTCTTGATACAGCTCTGACTTGGGCTATCTCAGGTGGACTTGCTGGAACCTACTACGTGACTCAGGCTCATCTCAAAGCTGCTTCGCTTCCTAAGGAACAGCAGTCAGAGTACCTGAAGAAAGCTCTGGACCCTAACATGGTTAGCTACGCTGCTCTGTCTCGTGGCTCCTACTTAGGTGCTCCTCTGGGTGTATTCAACCTCGTGGCTGGTCCTTTAGGTTATGACCCTGCTAAGATGGTCCGTTCCTCAGTACTTCCTCAGGCTGAAGAGAAGCGTCCTGACCGTCCTGTTAAAGGCTTTGCTGTAGGCTCAGACCCTATCCAGAACTTCATGACAGGCATTCTCCAGCAGGTTCCGGGTGCTGGCTGGGCGGCTAATGCCTTTGGTACAGGTTACAACCTATCAGGATACTTGAATTCCAATAAGTCTCTTGATGAGCGTGACTACCTGACAGGCATGATGAACACAAGCCGTGAGCTGGTTCCTAATGACCCTATCACCCAGCAAATCCTTCTCCACATGTACCAGAATGGTGGTATCCACTTGAACGGTAAATAAGGAGGTTCTTAAGTCATCACTATTAGGGAGGCGCTCTGTCTCCCATTCTTTATAAGGAGGATTCTTATGGCAAGTGCTAATGTGCTACGAACAATCTTCACGTACCCTATTAGTGGCCTTGGACCATATACCATTGCCTTTGATTATCTGGCCCGTAAGTTTGTCCAAGTGACTCTCTTAGGTCCTGACCGTAAGCTCCTTACGTTGGGTACTGATTATCGCTTTATTGCAACCAAACAGATTCAGCTCATCAATGCTGCTCCTGCTGGTTATGGTCAGATTGAGATTCGTCGTTATACGGATGCTCAGGACAGACTTGTTGATTTCCAAGATGGCTCAATCCTGCGAGCTACAGACCTTAACGTATCTCAGGTTCAGACAATGCATATTGCTGAAGAGGGACGTGATGTGGCTGGTAACACTCTTGGCGTGGACTCTGATGGTAACCTTGATGCTCGTCTCCGTAAGATGGTTAACCTGCTTGATGGTAACCTTGATGGAGACGCTGTGACTGTACGTCAGATGAAGTCTTGGAGTGAGTCCGCACTGAATCAAGCTGGGGTCGCTAAGCAACAGGCTGATATTGCTACTGCTGCTGCTCAAGGAGCAAAGACCTCAGAGACGAACTCTGCGACTAACTCCACGAACTCTGCGAACTCTGCTGCTCTGGCCCAGAAGTGGGCGGCGAACCCTCAGGGTGTTCTTGTGGACGCCTCTAAGTACTCAGCGTATCACTATGCTCTGGCTGCTGAAGGCTCCGCTACGAGTGCTCAAGGTTCAGCCTCAAGTGCCTCTCAGGATGCTCAGGCGACTGCTGCTGATAGAGTTCAAACAGGTCTGGACCGTGTAGCATCCGACGCTTCAGCTACCAAGGCAGTACAGGAGGCCGCTAAGCTGACCAATATGAACGACTTTGCGGCAGCTCTGAGTTCCGTTAACAGCTCTCCAAGCTACACTGTTACCTATAAGGGTGGCGCTGTGTTTACTACTGGTGACCTTAAGGTTCTTGAAGGTGGTATTACATCAGTCAAGGAGATTCGCTCCACCTTTGGTGTTAGCTCTGATAAGTATGTCACTGTAGGTAAGCCGGGAGTGGGACGTGGTACTGCCTATTTACGCTTCCAAGCAGAGGACCAAGAGTTCAACTGGAGTCTTGGTGTTACTGATGTAGGCTATGGTCCTCAGTGGGGTGTTATGGCAGGACGTACCCCAGCTACAAGATTTGTCTCTATTGGAGACCTAAGTTTCTATGCTGGAGACCTTCATGCCTCATCTCGTGTTTACTGTACTAATAACTCTTGGATGCAGAGTGATGGTAACGTGGTAGGTAACGTATGGGCCTTGAACATTCCCGGCAACAATAAGGATGCTTACTCATACGTACAGTGGGCTGCTCAGAACATGGGTCCTGCGTCTGACAAAGACTTTAAGAACTCTATCGTTGATTCTTCTGAGGGTGCAGGTAAGCGTATTGATGCCTTAAGACCTCGTGAGTTTACTTGGAATGAGGACCAGCAGGCTCTCCGTGGTGTCCGTGCTCGTGGTTTCATTGCTCAGGAAGCTGAAGCTGTGTCTGAGCTTTACGCACACAACTCAGGGCCTCACATGATTCTTAAGGACCATGCTATTATTGCAGACCTTGTGTCAGAAGTTCAGTCACTGCGTAAGCGTGTGAAGGAGCTTGAACTAAAATAAGGAGGAGTTATGCTAAAGATTGATTTCAATAATGGAATCGTACAGGCAGCTCCGATTGCAGGAACAGCGGGAGCCGATGTGGTCTCTCGCGTGTTCTGGGGGATGTCGCTGCATGAGTGGTTTTATGTGGCGGCCATCGCTTATACTCTGGTCCAATCATGGGCCTTAATCTATCGGACTGTTAAGGGAGGTCATAAAGATGAGCGACAAGAGTCTAATTAAATTCCTTGAGATGTTGGATACGAATATGGCCCAGCAGATGCTTAAGGACTTGACCATTGATGATAAGAGAACTCCTCAATTGTATAATGCAATCGGCAAACTGTTAGAGCGTCATAAGTTCCAAATCTCCAAACTGCAACCCGATGAGAATATCCTCGGTGGACTTGCTGATGCCCTTACTGATTACAACAAAGAGTATGGTGCTGATGGCCTCTCAGAAGATGAGGCTAATGGAGGTGAGCGATGGGTGAACTAATGGCTGTAGCCTTTACCGTTGCTATCATGTTGATGGCTAAATAATAGGAGGTCCCATGTTTGAGACCATTAAGAAATATGCTCAGGCTGTAATGCTGGTCGCTGTGCTCGCTTTCTCTGCTGGCTGTTACTTCTATGGTCACAGTGTGGGATACAATGAGCGGGACGTTGCGGCTAAGCTGGAAAGCTTTAAGAGCCAAAATGCATGGCAGGCCGCTATGCTGGAGGAACAAAATGACAAGCAAAAGCAACTCTCAGAACAAGGCAGGATTTATCAAGAGAACTTGGCGAAGAACCAAGCTGATACCGCTCGGACTCTTGATGATTTACGTAAGTCTGGTAACAGGCTGCGCATCAGGGTCTCAACCTGTGAGGCCACTAAGTCCTCAAGTACAGGTGGACCAAGCTCTGATGGTTACGCCGAACTTTCAGGAGACGCTGCTCAAGTACTTGTCAGTGAATCCAGACGTGCCGATGAGTGGATTAAACGACTCCAAGAGACCGTAAAGGTCCTTCAGTCACAACCTAAGGAGGTTAAGTAATGGATACTATCCGTAGAACGATGTTCGATGCTGCTACGTCAAATGTAAATGGTGAATACCTTCCGGGATTCCGTGCTGTTAAGTCTGGTCTGATTGACCTGTTCTTTCCTAATGTTCAGAATGGTGCTGTGGGCTATGTGCTCGTGGATAACACTGGCAAGGAGACTGAGATTATTGAGGGTGGTGACTTAGTGACTCCAGAAGGTATCACTGTGCAGCCACTGACTCCACCTCAGGTTTCTGATGGTCATCAGGTTCTTAAGGTGACCACTACCGGCACTGTAGGTTTATCGCGAGTATACCGCGTTATCAAGCCTTGGGCTGACAATACGAACCTTGGTATTCAGGAACGTGTTGCTGCTCTTGAGGAAGCTCTGGGAGGCTCTGGTGGTGATTCCTTCACTCCCGGTGCTGCTGTAACTGACCCTGCGTCTGGTGGTAACACAACGGCTCTCACAGCTCCTGCTGCTGGCTCCGATGCTGCTGCTATTGTGACTTGGTTAGGCACCATGGTAACTCAGTTCAACTCTCAGCGTACCACAGTTGGAAATGCCCGTAACGCCTTACTGGCACTCCTGAAGTCTCTTCGGGATGCAGGCATTATCAACAAGTAACAACTATTGGCTCCCTCGTGGAGCCTTTAGGCGTCTCTACAAGAGTTCTGATGGATGACACCTCACGTCATCTGACAGAATTGCTGTAGCGTTGTCTATAAGTCATTGTTTTAACTAAGGAGGTGAAAATGTCCCAAGCTTTAAGAAACGCCAAGATTGAGGCGCAACTCAAGGAGGACTTTATTGCCTTCCTCTTT